CAACCTTGCCGAACTTGAAGTGTTTGCCAAGGGTGGTACAACCAGTTTAGCTGCGGGTAAAACTGTGACGGGTAGTTCCGAATACTCTGCTACTCATGGATATCTTAATCTTGTAGATGGTAATATGACAAATTTTGCACACACGAAGGGTCGTACCGCAGAGGAGATTGATTATCTCCAAGTTGATTTAGGTTCGGTCCAAGAGATTGAGAAGATTAAGATTACTAACCGTACTTCTTGTTGCAAGAACCGTGCTATTGGTGTAAAGGCTGTAATTCTCGGTGCGGATGGCACGACCGTCGTCAAGGAAACACCCGCTATTAGCACCGTGGCTGATACGTATACTTTTACATTCCCCGGAACTACCTGGGCTTAAAAATTAAACCCTTTTAGATAATAATGTCGACTGTGATTAAATTTCTTTTTTCTCCTGTTGTTTCCATCAACAAGAGATTCAAGCGACGAAATAGTTCATCTCTGTTGGATGCTCCACCTCCTCCGATAGATTCCCAAAAGGATTGGGCCTACGGGTCGTATTGTTGGATAGCCACAGTGGAGGCTAAAGATGACAAAGGTGAAGTTGACCGAACCTTCATTGGATACAGTCAAAATATGAACATTACAACCAGGACTCAACATGCATGTGATCGATTCAAAAAAAATGAAACTACATGTGGAGAAGTGCAGATGACTATGCGTGGTGGAGAATGCGATGAAGTCATCTTCATGAAACCCAAGGGTGGAACTCTCGTTCCACTTAATTTTATATGATTATAGTAGAGATGAGTAATATCAACCAAATTGGCAAAGGTTTGGCGGTCGTCAATCTAGCCCTAGCTGTGTGTATTGCCATGTCATTTTCAGCATCTGCGGGTTTTCTCATCATGAGGGAGCCCGAATATCCTGAAAGCGTTGATGGAGTTATCACAAAATCAGAGTGTGCACCGTTGCTACAACCCGATGGTAAAATCCTTCAAATCTGTAATGTTGAATACGAATACAATGTGAATTCTAATAAATATGTCGTTGAAGGAAAGACAGAGAAATATAAAGAATACATGGATGGAGACAAAATACGAGTGTTCTATGATCCCAATAATCCAGAGAAGAGTCAGGTTGATGGTATAAACCCACGATTAGTGGGAATTGGTTTCTTCGGTGTAGGGATTTGTATAGTGATGATAGCTGCGATGTGGTTCTACTTCACCAAATATGTTAAAGGTCGCGGTCGTTAATTTTAATTGGAGGTGCTTCCAGTATCTCAATCTCAAGTTTATCTTCTTGGGATTGAGATACGACTGGTTTGCAAAGAAGTGCAAACATCTTATACTATAGAACCAATATAAAACATATCCTTAAAAAGATTCTTATTGTCCATGTATGCTGAACGTGAACCACCTACGATACCCTTGTCCATGAAGAGATATTGAGTGCTATTTACACGACACATATCGTATCGATCTCTAATTTCATCAGCTGAGTCAACATAGCAATCCACGACTACATCGAGAGGACCGAGTTCTCGGGTCAACACCTCCATAGTCTTTTGAGAGGGGAAATATGTAAAGACAACTCTTGGCTTCTCCATCCTCGACACCATCTTCTTAACAGTCTCGTGATTTTGTGACATATGCATTGGCTTCCCCCTCATACGTAAACATAGATCTGTTAGAGGTTTAGAAGCGATGAGTCCGATTGACATATACTATCCCATCCGTTTAAACTTATGGCACTTTCTTCGCACCAAGGATAAATTTCTTTACCATCTCCAATAAAATTGAGTGCCTGGACACCATCCTCTATACATTCATCACATATACCCTTATTGTCATCTATAAGGAGACCTATGTTTAGAGCACGACAAATATCAATCTTCCTGATTTCATTTGGGGTGTAGCTATTTGTGAGGATGACGTCATCGAAGATTCCTGGAAAGTAATGTTGAATCCATGTTTCAGTATCATCTCTCACCACCTCTTGGCGCCCTGTGAGAACATACATCTTCTTGGCGTTCGCGCGAAGTTTATACATAGCGAGTTGCGAACCTTTTATAGGAGTGAGTTCCATGAAGTCTTTTGACATGTAAAATTCCCTGACCATTTTTTGTGATTCTGTTTCATCTATATCAAAAATTTGACGATACACGTAACTATATTTGGGTTTACGTATAGTTTTATAGTGAAACTTTGCCATGGGCTGTAGAAAGTTAACTAAGACTTCATCGACATCGATTGCGACCCTGTTCATTTATTATTACAAATATTATTCATAATCTCTAATTACTACACCAACGGGAAAACGTGGGACACCGAGAGCGGTTAGGTTCTGGAAACGAACTGTGAGCATCTTTCCAATATACTTCTTGTGGTTCTTGTAGTCTTCCTCCCGTTGAACAATTGTTCCCTCGGGTCTGACTGTGAATTGTTGACCATCTTGGGTTTTACAGACCCAAACGACCGCATTTGCGTCACGACCATGACCCGTCTTGGCACCAGTGATTTCGTATTCCTCAGTCTGGAAATCCTTGTGCTTGAGGAGATAGTTGCTTCGTTGACCAACCTCGTAGACACTGAAGCGGTCACGGATCATGGTGCCTTCATGTCCCTCTTCAACATGCTTCTGATGCATGAGAGGAAGATCCTTCTTGGATTTTACGAGTGTCGTTTTGACATATTCGTAATGAGGATTGTAGATAGAATCCTTGACATACTCCCAGCGTTGCTCGAAGGTCATCTGAAGCTTCTTCAAATCAAAGAAGTCAAAAACATAAAACTTGAGCTTCAGAGGGTCAGTCTTGAAAGTGCTTGTGAGATCCTCAAAGTTGAGGTTAGGGTCAAAGGCTTCACCATCAACGTATTGACCTGGCTCAAGACCCTTACCAAGAATCTCAGTTCCGGGGATGATCTTCCCAGTTCTTGAGATGCCACCGTCTTTGGAAACGAGTAGGCGAACACCATCAAGTTTGGGTTGAACGTAGAACGGCTCAGAGATGTATTTCTGGCGATCTTCCCATTTGTTGGCGAGCATAGGCAACACTTGGTTGCACTTTGTATGCTCATTGTTCCACATGGTTTGGGCTCTCTTGAGAGCCTTTTCGTAACCAGTTTTGACATTGGTTCGTGACTCAGAAAACTTGTCACTCCCAACAATGCCAGAGATCTTCACGATATCCGCAGTTCCATCCTTCAGGTCTTCAACTTTGATGTCAATGTAGCGGTCGCGGTTGTGTTTGTCTTGTTTGATAAGGCGTTCCATTGTAGTCATTTTTAATTTCTCAACTTTAAATAGATGTCAGATTTACCAGTTGTAAATTATGGTAGAATGGAGCGACTTAGGTTACCAGAAAGCACAAACGTGCAAATGAATTTGAATACTTTTTGTGTCATATTAATAATTATGTGTGCATTAGCTCTATATAAACGCTCAGTAACGATTACTCAAGGGCGTGAACAATCTTATATTTAAGACAGTCACGGGGGGTAAGATATATATCTTTTTTCATCAATTTCTTTAGCTTTTTCTCAGGAATCTTGGTCTTTTCGAGATACATCGCCTTCAACCTCTTCATGAACTTATCCGTTGACTTCAACTCATGTTTAAGCTCTTGAAAGTTACCCCACAATTCGGTGGAGATTTGATGAATGAGGACGTATGCATTCTTTCCCATACGTCTTTCACTACCACCGAGAAGCATGAATGTGGCTGCAGAGCAGCACGATCCCTGTGCGATGGTAACAACCTTCACACGGGATGATTCGAGTGTGTTCATCATTGTCATACCTGCGAAGATGTCTCCACCTTCACTCATGATGTGGACACGAATCTGTGGCTCGTATCCGTAAAGCTCAGCTTTTTTCTTGAGGAGATCAATTTCCAATTTTTTAAATTTTTCAACAAAGTCGAGTGCATTCTCACGGTCCACGTCAGCATAGAAGAGGATTTCGTTTCCGATAACCTTCACACACTCTTCAACCTCAGTTTCTTCCTCTTTCGTAGACATTCTTGAGTGCCTTCTTTACTCTTGTGACGTCTCTTGATTTTAAGCCGTTTCCAACTGCGAGGTGATTGATCACGTCGAAGTCTTGAGGTGAAATTTTGTATTCCACGAGTTTACTTAGGTCTCCTTTCTCCGCATAATTTTTGAGAAGACATAGTTCTTCTACACCTAGACCCATCCTAGACTTTTTATTAATTTCGTCAAATTTTTGTTTACGCATCTTATAGTTTCCAAGTTTGGTCCAACAGCTCCCGGGTCGAATCTTATCTTTCTCGAGGGGTTCGCCAAGGTTGTGCTTCGGCACCGTGAGAGCGTGCAACACAAAGTAGGGCATGAGAAACCAGTTTCCAGTGGAGTATATGTGACTATCATAATAGTCGGCTTCAGAAAATGATGTGCTCGCGGTGATGACGTCGACACCCTTTGAGTTGAGGTAGTTTTCTTGGAAAATATCCCACATATGTCCATGTTCGTGTATACTGTCATGGATTTCTATTGGTTTCGGATCACACAGAACTTCAGCTATAAATTCTTTTGGTGTTTTGAAATCATCCATCTCATCGTAACCGTCCAAGTACGTGAAGAAGTTTCGAATATTTCCCTTACACCTGTAAGCCGCACTTTCTGCTTTAGGTCCTTTCTCATCTGTGAGTTGTAGAAGAGTATCCGGTTTATGTTTAGGCACAAAAACAGTCTCAAAATTTGGATACATACACATATTTATCGACGTCACCAAAAGTGACCCACGTGTGAGAGAATCTCCATCAGAAACTCTCTCGATGATTGGTTTGAAAACCGGATCATAGTCTTCTATGAATACATGTTTACATGATGGTTTAATGAATGGTAAAAAGAGAGATTTACTTTTCAGATGTTCAGTTTGTAGTTCGACATGACTCAGATCCTTCAACACCTTTTTGAGAATGTATGACTTCCCAACCCCCGATCCTCCACAGATGAATACATTCTTCCTTTCACCAATATACTTACGAATCAGTTCAATCTGTTTCATGTGAATAGTGTCCACGGTTTTTTCGACTTCTTTTTTTTGCTCGACTATTTTAATGAAGGAATCCATCGATGACTTTACAGATCAGGCAATAGATTTAGTACTTCAAAATAGCGCACTACATAGACGTATCGTAGAACCTTTAAAAAGGAAAATTTTACCATATGTTGCATGTGGAGTTCTAATGAATGTCGTGATGTTTATTCTTTTGGCGTACCTTGCTCGACGTCTTTCTCTTCTACCTCTTCATACTCCTCTTCAAGTTCCTCCTCTTCCTCATCACTAGGCACAAGCTTCTCGAAGGGGGTGCCCTTTGTAAGTGCCTGAACAGTAGTCACCGTTTTGGGTGGCTTCAGGTGTGGAATCGCCCGCACATTTAGGATCTCAGGCTTCGTAAAGACTCCATCTATGGGATATTCCTTCTCAAAGTTCAAAAGAATTTGCTTGGGTATAGCGGGTGACTGCTCTAGGAGACGGTCGTATTCTCCCTTACATTCCTCCACAAACTTGAGACCCTCCTTTTTACGTTCCTCACGAGGGAGAGAAAGCTGTAACCTAATGTTACGTGAAAGGCTACCATGTCCTAACGCAGCAGTCCGATGATTTTCCATTAATTCATTAATTTTGAGAAATTGCATAATCGTCGCGATGAGACCAGCTATCAAATTCAAACCACCAATTATTGACGGTGCAGAAGCACGCATACTTTCTGGGAATGTACTCTGAGCAAAGTTCGCCGTTCCAGTTATAGTTGATAGCACAATGACTGGTAAATTAAACCTTAAGCTCAGACGCTTAAATTTTAAAAAGGCCCTGTGATGCATATAACGATAACAAGCAGAAGCTTCACCCCATTGACGCAGCACATTCTCGTGATATTCATTCCACATTTTTTCCATATTAAAATTTTCTTCTGTCATCTTATAATAGATGAACATTATATTTCTTCTTCACGCTTTGTTCCTATTGGCTATTCTCATCGTTCCCTTTACGAACAATGAGAGGAACCTTAAGTTTTATTCAATAATTATACCCTTCCTCTTTTACCATTGGTCAGTGAATGATGATACATGTGCTTTGACCCAAGCTGAAATGTATGTTACTGGTAAGCACAAGGATGAAACTTTTATGGGCAGGCTTGTAGGGCCTATATATAAAATGCCCGAAACCGACGTAAATAAGATGACCAAAACCACCTTTTTCGTTCTTTGGGCCTTCGTTCAATACCGTTTGGGATACTTTGATTTGTTCTTTGAAGACCTAAATGAGTTACTTAAAACTAAGAAGGTAAAATAAAATATAGATGGACATCAAACTTCAAAACGAAATCAAGAGGCTTAGGCACACCCTGCAGCTCTATCATACTTCTTATGTTCAAGAGCTTGAGGAAATCGAGGACAAGTGTCAGAGACTTGATATTCAAATCGAAAAATGCACTTCAGATGTGAAGAGTGAAATTTTAAAAAGGCAGAAGAAACACTACGAAAATCAAGTTTCCAGACTTGATAGTCAAATGGAAATCAATACAAACAAACTCAAAGAGAGAATTAACAATTATGAAAAGAAACTTATAGAGGTGGAAAAGGAGAAACGTTCACTCGACTACAATATTGAGAAACTCAATTTGGCACTCGAGAGACGTAATACTAGTGAGGTATTCGATATGTTCGAATATGTGACGAATGCAATTACTATTTTGCGCGACGAGTCTTCGCAAGCTCGTGAGCCCTCTTCATGAAAGCCTTGTCACGGCCAATCTTGGGGTCGGCTGCAATGAGGCGAAGTAGAGTAGCGGTGGGAATCTTGGGACTATTCCCTGTGGGTTTGGGAGTTTTTTTCAACTTCTTCTTGGCATTTTGAAGTTGCTTGGTGGTTGGCATCTTACTATACCTTAGGAAAATATCTAAACTTGTCGAAAATGTGAGTAGTAACTTTGAAGTTGTAATACACAATCATACAAAATGCATCAGCAATATCATGTTTTCTCTCATAGGGTATATCGTCCTTTAGATATTTTTCGGTTATCAACACAGTTCTTTCCTTTCTCTCTTCATAGTCTAGATGTCTCATACCAAAATGTGTATGCATGCTCACGGGTGAAACTAATACAACCTTATCTCTGAACATGTAATGTAATAGAATTTCAATATTTGTAAAACCTCCGGGTGGTTGTCTTTCTATAAGTATTTTGTCAGCACTATCGAACAATTCTTGGTGATCCTCTACAAATAAAGGAATGAGATCAACGAAGTCATTTGAACGTATATATTTATAATCTTCGAGGCTTACCTTTTTCATACATTTCACATCAATTTTTGGATCGTCTTCAAATTCTGCAAGAACGATACCCATATTATGGTATCCTATATCGATCGCCAGGACCCTCATGTCTTTAACTGAAACATTTTCCTTAACTATAGTATATGAAGAATAAGCAAAAAACTCAACTTCTGGGTTTGACTCTCATCGTCCTCCTCGTGGTGGTAGGATACATGTGGTATAATCCCAAGGTTGTCGAAGTTCCAGTGGAGGTTCCAGTGGTTGTGCCAACACGCACCCGGGAAGTCCGTCGTGAACCTGAGTTTAGGGGTCCACCCATTAAACAATACAAGCCTGGTCGCATGCAGCAGATGGGTGTGTTGACTGGTCCAGACGGTGAAACTCTCCCCCTCTATGGTAAGGAGGTCCGAGGTCGTCGTGATCGTTACAGCTACTATACCACAACTGGTGGTGAGAATCTCTACCCAATTTCTGTTACACACAATGCAAGGGATTGTATGGAGGATATAGGGTGTGAGGAGTTGTATGGAAATGAAACAGTCACCGTATTGGGTAAGACTGGTTCATTTACGGTGAATATGTATAGGACGGATGACTTCTTTTAAGCTGCAGGCTCAGCCGCGGGCTTGACGCGCTTTTGCACATCATTAATGAGAGAAGACGTTTGGCTGGAAGAACAGCACGCTGAAACAGCACACGCCGCTAAGATTGGGGGAGACTTGACAGGTATCTTCATCATGCCCATAAGACCCATGATGGAACAAAGTAGAATAGCAACACTGAAACCAAGTTGGGTGTTACCCATAGGTTCACCAGAGGTTTTGAATAGATTTCCAATCATCTTTACTATACGTCAACAAAAATTATTTCGTAAACTTGTTACGATGTCATATTCTCTCGTTAGAAATCCAGTATTCCCTGAAAATTTAGATTTGAGTTTCAGTAGCTCAGCCACAGTGTCGTCATCGAGATGTTTAATAAAATCCACCTTCATCTCTATGTCGTCAAGTTGATTTCGCTCTTTTTTAAACTGAACATATGGCCAAGTATGTTTCCTCAGTGAAGTTACTTCATCCTCTAATTGCCTGAGTCTAGGGAGAAGCACTCTATGAATTAAAACTTTGAGTTGTTGCACCTCACTCATCTTACAATGAATGCGATTTTTATCTTTATACATAGTAGATGCAGTATCGCGACTTAAAAAATAAAGCTAAAAAGTTAGGTCTTCGGGTGACAAAAACTGTCAACGGAAAACGAGTCAAGCTCTCCGCCAAGGAACTTCGTGCCAAGATTAGTATGAATTTTGAGAATAGTGTTAGAAATGCCCAGAGGGTTATCAGTATTTGTCGCACCGTGGTAGTTCCTATGACGGGTTCTGCCCCCCCTCCACCTCCTCCACCCCCACCTAGAAGGCCTGTGATCAACAACAAACGCGCTAAACTCATAGCAGAACTGAAAGCTAATTTAAAAAGAAGAGGACTTACTAAGTAAGGATGATTTCGTACATACTCAGTTTCATTCCAGGAACTGGACCGTACTATAAAAAGTTCCTAAGACTTGAAGAACTTAAACGACTTCCCGATGAGTGGAACAGTGGACCTATTACCCAATACAAAGTTAAGAGGGCATGTGAATTGATGAACGATTTCACGAGTGGCCTAAAACTTTTAAATTTACAGGGTGGCCTCACTACTGGGGGTATAGCATCGATTCGGAAGCATATAAACGAGGGAACGACCAAACGTCTCATGGGAATATCTCAAGAATGTCTAGAGTTCATTTTGACGAAGCAGCTCAAACTGGACTATATGAAAAAGTTGTTACGGGAGTGGGAAGGTGAAAACATCGACATTGTTCGAGTTAGACTCTATGAATATCTAGACATGATGCGAAAGCTCACGGACTTGGGGGATGACCTCGTCTTCTATGATTCATTGGAAGAATTCGTAGAGAACTATCTCGGTGAAGATCTCTACGAACGCCTGGAAACTATGATTCGATTTTTCAAACAGTTGGACACTCTCAGGCGTTCGCTTTCGTAACTTTTACAGACTTGATATCTATACATTTATTGTCGGAAGGACCACCTACAGTAATTTTTGAACCTGTGAAGTTTAGATCTGGGTATGTATCAACTTTAAAACCATTTGGTATTATGAAAGATTTGACACCTGATGACGAAGTGAATTTGTCATTCTCATCAAGTGGTATTTCTTCTCCCTTATAGTCACACTCAGTGTAAAAAGTTGCGTGAGATGCAGATTTACCCCTCTCCTTAATTTCCTCTATTCTAGCATTTTCTTGCTCCTGTCTGTATAGAAAGAAACCACCTCCGGCGACACTAAATGAACATAAGGCAATTACAGCTACGGTTACTGAGTTCATATTATATTATGTACATAATATAATATGAGTGCTATTGCTATTGTCGTAGGACTCTGCTGCTGCTCTTCTTTATCCGCTGCAGGAAGTTGGTTCGGTGGATTTATTTCAGGAACCAAACCTCACTTTTTGAAAGTTACAGACGCTGAAAAAGTCAAAGAACTTTACGCTCTCGCAGTAGAAATTCATGAGAAAAACAAAAAGGAACTCAGTAAGTTTCCCGCTAAGGAGAGTGAATTAAACGAAGATGAACGCGCCGAATATATGGAAATTAGGGCTAAACAAGATGCAGAAGTACGGGACTCGGATTTCTGCAAAAAGTTGAAAGAATTCGATATGACGGCTGCCAGGAAGGTTAGAGATGATTATCAGCTTGATGTAACTACACTCAATGGAACAAAAATGAAAGGGGATGTGTTTGGAGAATATATCGGATCTAAGGAGACCCTTGAGGGTGAAAGGCGTCAGGTTGATGACCTATTTAAGTTATGCACAGAGGAATCAGAGAAAGATTAGACCAAATCTCTTTGACATAAACTTCTCTACACCCTGGAACGTAGGAAAACTCCAGAGGTACCAACGGGACCAGAAACCAGCCCCGTCGATACCACTCATTTTCCAATTCTCTTTATCACTCCCGTTTATACTCAGCATCTTATCTTGTATCTTTTTGGGATCTCGCTCAGCTATCGTGCTTTTAGGTATCCTACCTCCATGTCGGAGCACATAGGAACGCATACGTGAAGGATTCTTGTGTTTGGTGTAGTCTGAGTATCCACTGGCACCAAAGTCAACAGTCCTGCCGTCTTCTAGAGTCGCCCTGAACTTCTTGAGAGGGTTAGGGCTACGAGTTATCTTGACGCGCATACTTATTAATTACAAACAAAATTTACTTGCAACCCATGCAGCCGTACTCCTCCTTCTTGGCTTGGGGAAGGAAGAAAAGACGCTCGGGACCACGCTTGACCCGGTAAAGGTGGTCGTACATGTGAAGCATACCAATAGTGAGGGCAAGGGTCGCGACGACCATACCGTTCATCTTGCGGGAGGTCCAGGCATACGCCGCAATGACGGCGACAAGGATGATCTGAACGATGGTGAGCTGGGGAAGCTTGGGCATGGAGAAGCGAGACTCGACGGTCGCAACCTCCTCAGTGGGGGTGGGTTCGGCATACATAGACTTGGGATAACCAGGCATTTTTATTTTATGCTGAGAAAATAATGTGGAGGTTTGCCTTTGTGCCTATGTTCATGGTCCTTTATGATTTTGCAAAGTTACCTGTAGACCGCCTGTACTTTACGAATCCGTGGCGACCCCTTCTCGGTATACAAAATACCTTTAGAGATGTCATCAACGGTTTTCGTCCACATGAAGTGAAAAACTACCCAGGACTATTACTCATAAGTCTACACTACAGAAAGATACGTGAAGAGTTTGAACGAGTATCCCCAAAACTGAAAAAGACGTGGTATCATGAGACAAATCCGTGGTTTGAAAAAAATGAGGGATACTATTTTTACAAAGCTGAGGACTTCCCCCTACTGAAGAGTCTCATAAATCAAATACCATGTGTGCACACAGAGGGTGCCTCATTCGCTGTCATAGAGGGTCCCATGGTCTTAGCACCTCATCGGGCCGAATCGAATGAACTTCTTAGGTATCAACTCACTATAGAGGGCGGTGGTGATTGCACCCTGTATACCGAGAGTGGTAATTTTATTCAGAGAGAGGGAGAAGACTTTCTCTTTGACCACGGAAGATATCACGAACTTATGAAGACTGGACCCAATAGACGGGTTTTACTTATACTGGATGTTCATAGATGATTTCGGCAAACAGCTTCATACATATCACTCCCACCGATGAGTTCGAGACGTTCGTCGTCGACTGTCCTTTTGGTGAAGGGTCCCGGAGTCCCATCGTTACAGTGCATACACAGGGCCGAGAGCTTCGTCACTTCACACGCGAGGGGAATACAATCAATGAGTTCACCAAACTTCCTCTGAAATGAATCGGCATCAAGCCCCGCCAAAATTACACTCTTTTCAGCAAGGAGACAGCGCTCTACAAACTTTTTGAGTCTAGGAAAAAATTGAGCCTCATCTACAGCTATGATATCAGCGTCAAAAAAATCCACAGTCTCCATGATATCAAAGAGGTCATGAACCTTGTAACAGTTAAACTTGACATTGTCATGGGTCTTCAAAACTTGTTCGGGGGAACGTGTATCTTTAGCGGAGTTGATGACGAGAATATTCTTACCTATTACTTTCAAACGCTTAAGTCGTCTGATGAGTTCCGAAGTTTTACCTGAAAACATATTTCCCATAATAATCGAGAGACCCATCCTGATTTATTAAAATAATATTGTATTTTTTATATGGGTGAACTTCACAAAGCTGTATATAATGGACACGTGGGATATTACAATCCTAGGACAGGGCGTGTCAGGTTTGGGAAATGTATTTACCCAAATATCGCTACGGCTATAAAATATCTCAAGACAAAGTAAGATGCCTCTCACTGATGCTCAAATTGCTCGAAAAGTTGGGCAACTGCGTAAATCTGAAGGTAAGATCTATGCACCCCTCAAATACTTCAGGGGACTTGAAACTCTCAAGAGTGTTGAAACTCGTTACAAGAAGATGCTCAAAAAAGATTACACCAAGTTTAGAACAGACGAAGGACGAAAGACGAAGACTTCCTCCTACACCCAAAAGTTCAGGAAAAGGTACGGCTCAGAGGTCAAGTCGTTGCCAGATATTGCTAAGGCTACTGGAATTCCTCTAAAGACTGTCCAAAAAATCTACGACAGGGGACTCGCTGCGTGGAGAACCGGGCATCGTCCGGGAGCCTCTCCACAAGCGTGGGGGTATGCTAGGGTGCACAGCTTCGCCACTAAGGGTAAGACGTACTACACAGCGGATAAAGATTTGCGTTAAATACAAGATGGTTCACCTGGACCGAATACACGAAGAAATACGTGTTTTAAACATAAAAGACGAAACCTTACTATCGTTTCGTGTTTTTGAGAATTTCAATAAAAGACTGGATCATTTTAAGACGATAAAGTTGGGTATGTTCCCAGACCGTCTTAAATTGACTGAGGAAGAAGAGGAAGAAAAGCGATATATTGATACATATTTCAAAACCCTAGAGGAATTGTTTCCAGAATTAGAGGCTAAATGGCGGAGGAGATATTGTTAAAGAGCTTCTCATGAACCAAAAAAATGTCAGAGTATATTATGTATGAACACAATACTTTTTGTGATAATTTGTGTCATCTTATACGAGTTGATAAAACTGAATAATGATATAGCTAAAATCGCACTCATCATTGCATTAGCATTGATCGTGAATCAAATCTTCAATAACAAAATTGGTCGTGATCAAGGAATAGGTACCCTACCCGGTTTTATTAAAATACTCCTGGTCTTTCTCGGTTGCTGTGTAGTGCTGATACCCGAATTCTACTCCGATAATTCGTTTCGGACGTTGTTATTTCTTAATCTGGCGATAATGATTACACTGTGTATAGGTGACATAAAATATCAAAATGGGGGGTGGAAATACTACCCCGAATTACAAATATTACCCATGATTGGTTTAGTGTATTTGTTGGTTAATTTCCCTAAAGATTTACGAATGGAAAATGGTATCGTTAAAAGTTCAGTTGATATAAACCACTGGCTAATTTTACAATCGGTGATACTGTCATACTTATACCTAAATACCAGTAATTTTCGACATATTCAACTGAACACTCTTGCGACTGCTGTTTTGCCATTGATGTACCCTCTCGGAGAGTACTACAGTATAAGAACTGTCACATTAACAGTATGGTTAATTTCATACATGTTGCCTAAGGTATAAAGATTATTTGTGTTTAAATATAAAATGGACAGCCCCCGTGCCCTACGTTCATCACCCCGTTTCATGTCTATGACCAAGGAAACGATGCGCCAACGTTCCCAACCACCCGAGGAACGAATCTCTTGGAACGACTACTTCATGAAAGCTGCGACTCTAGCATCGGTTCGGTCCCCATGTGATAGACTTAAAGTGGGCTGCGTTATAGTGAAGAACAATAGACTCATAAGTATGGGGTACAACGGATTCCTGGCTGGTACAGATCATAGGTCTATCGTACGTTGGGGTCATGAACAGGCCACGATTCATGCAGAAATCAATGCCATCACCGATGCAGCGAAGAGGGGTGTCTCCATCGATGATAGCGTTGCCTACATCACTCACTATCCATGTATCAACTGTTTCAAAGCCCTCGCGAGTAGTGGTGTCAAAAAGATATATTACCAAGTTGATTACAAGAATGATCCAATCCTCGAAGAATTGGGCTACGGAATTTCTCTAATAAAGTTATAGGATGATACTTCTTGACCAAATAGCACGTTACATATCCAAAGATATCATGTTACCTACACGATGTTATGCGACTAAAAAGCAAATCGTATGTATAAAGGATTGCTGTGATTGTAAAATTTTCTGTAAAAAACCACCAAAGGGTTCAGCACCTGCGGTGGTACTATTAAAGAATAAATACCCATAAAGAGTAATGGATCTTTCAAGTTTAACTAAAAAGGATCTTTCCAGGCTTCCCAAAAACCTTTTAAGTATACTCCAATCTAAAGATCTCTCGATGGCTCAGAAAATGATGGCATTTAACATGTCCATACCAAATCTACCAGCTACTCCAGAACACGATAAGGCGTACGACGACAACCTAGAGGTTGGTCGCAAGATTAAGCGTCTTGTGAAAGAGGGGAAGATTAGCATTAATGGGTTAGACAAGGATTTTAAACTAATAATTACTGAGTGTTAAAGCCTTATATAAGGGTAATTGCACACCAAATATATGAATCAAAGCTTTCGATGGTTCATGTTTGATATACATAGAGTTCCATATGAAACATGTACACGCAATACAAGTCCACAGAAATACGTAAAAGTTTAGAACACCAACATTTACATACACAATAAACATACAATTGCATATTATGTCATACCATTTAACAATTACACTATTCGGTAATAGTACATGGAAAAGTATTCCATTGTTAAATACTGCATAAGCTATCAAAGAACCTTTGTATAGATAATGATATACATATGGAATTAATCCGAATGTGCGGATGTACATATCACATTTTCAATTCGTTACTTTATACCATTTACCAACTCGCAGTAGAGACATGACGAAGTTCATTCTCCTTCTCATCAAATTGTGCGGGGTCAAATACAATCTTGCGCTTCACTTGGGACGTTTTCTTTCGTTCCACGTGAGACGTCTTATTACCCGACGCATAGGGTATGGAAGAGTGGTGTAGACAGATGCGCACCTTGCCATCATCGTTGCGCTTGTAGCCGAAGGTGTATTCAACATCTGAAATTTCACCGGTTGTAGCACACGTGAACTCATAGGTACCCATAGCGTGAGCTACATCACCATGACAGTCAATCTGGTGATTATTGAAGATCACCCTACTGAAACCCTTCTTGGCATTGATAGCGAACCCCTGATCTTCTTTGAAACCACTAATTACGGCATCGTGACCCACAAAGTAA